AACCTTATACTTTACATAATCAGGATTATTAGGGTCAGTACCTTCTAATCTTTCTACATTATATATTGAATGTGGAGCAACATTAACAATACCTTTACCTGGCATAATTTCCAATGCTATAAAAGCATCGCCATATTTTACTAAATTTCTAATCCAAGGCCACAAATTAAATTCTATGTTCATTATATCATAGAATAAATTATGTAACATATCTCTTACATTTTCATTTGTAGATTTAATTTGAAGAACATCACCATATTCATTCTTAGTTGTGGATTCATCCGCGTATATATCAAGAGCCGAACCAATAATTGGGTCCTGGTCCATAGCATCATAATCTCTAAAAAGTTCTCTACGAACTTGATGATACGCCATTGATTGAGCGCCTTGATTATTTTCATAATAAGACCTTTGTAACTTTGTATATCTATCTCTAAGATTTACGAAGTTTGTGCTTGATTGGCGTTCTTCGGTATCAACAACTTTACGCTTACCATCTTTATCAACGGTTACAATTGCGTTTGTTGAAAATAATTTCTTTAACCTACCAAAAAAACTTCTGTCATCTACTTGTTGTTCGTCTGCCATAATTTATTTTACCATTTTCTACAAGACCAATATCTTGCTTTTGTTCTAGGACCTGGATTATCACAATTGTGTCTTGCTCTAAAGTTCGCTCTCTTTCCTGGGTTATTTTTTTTAATGTTCATTCCCTTTTGTCCAAAGTTTACTTTAATTACTTTACCCGTTTTTGGGTTTTTAACATAAACTTTAAATTTCTTAACATCACCTTGTGTTGGTTTGCCCAATTTCACTTCTCTACCCTGATATTCAGCTTCGTAAACACAATTACAATTGGCTTCTAATAATTCATTTGAGTATGATTTTAGGTATGATAAGAAATCATCCATATCTTCTTGCTCCACATCCAATTCATCGTAATCATCGATTGGATTGTCTTGTGGTGTATCTCCCATAGCATATGCTTGGTCTATATACTCATCTTCTTTTAAAATATTTGCTAATTTAATCATTTGGCTTTAATTTATATTTTGACATATACCATAAATATCGTAATTTGTCAAAACACTACATTTTTTACAACCATTGTGTTAAGTCTTCAATATCATCTCCAATTTTCATTTTCCAAGGGTTATCATCCATATTATTTCCCCCATACACTCCTTCGTATTGTTGATTGGAACTTATACCACCTAAAGTTCTTTTAGTAAGGTCTATTCCTTCCTGTCTTAAACGAAGTGCAGTATCTCTAACCCACAACCCAATACATAATGCCATTGTTAAGTCATCATTATAACTTTTCATAGCTTCAGCTCTACCGTTGATGAATATAAAAGTAAATAACTCATCTATTAAACGGTTAGAACGAATAGTTAGCGATTTTTCTCTAAAATATTCATCCAATTTAGAAATAATAAGTGGACGGGTTTTAGAGGTTGTTGAAAATCCCGCTACCATTTGTTTTTCATCTGCTCTATATTTGTTTTTCATCTGATGTTCAACATCTACATATTTTAAATCCTTACTCATATAGAATAAGTTTTTATAATCTCTATCTATACATTGTTGAATACACGCCCAACCAATGTTTGAGTTTTCTACAACAAGTAATGCATCATTATATTCAGTTGAAAGATTAACTAAAAAATTTCCAAAATCTTTTGTATCAACTTTGCCTTTATATTCCGCTACTTGCGTTGCATTAGTTACATCTATTACATGACATGCAGAATAGTCACTACCATCTCCTCTGGCAACGTCTGCCACAACCATATACGAACCATTTGCCGATGGGTATTCCCATCTCCAAAGGTTTCCATCAAACCCAGTTTTTTCAATTGGGTCTTTACAATATGTTTCTTTATAAAACATAAGAAGTTCGGGATCAATAACAGTATCACCCGAAGATACGAAATCACAATCACATTCTTGTGCTGCTTTTTTTACTCCTAATAATTTCTCTTGCTCATCTCTCCATTTTTGGTCTCTTTCAGGATGAACTGTCCAATGTAATTTAATTGTACTAAATGGATTTGTACCATCTTCTGCTCCTATCCAAGTTTTATGAAACCAGTTACCCACACCATTTGGAGTAGATAATGCAACGCACGCACCACCCGTAGATAGAGTTGATTGAGCTGCAACCCAAATCTCATCGATATCATCAATGAAAGCGGCCTCATCAAATATAAGAAGTGATAAGGCTTCAGAACGTCCTGCATCAGGAGAAGAAGCAATAGCCTTAATTTGAGAACCATTATTTAAACGAAGGGAAAGTTTGTTATCTTCCATAGACCCGTTCTTAAGCCAACTAGGAAGTAATTCATGCATCACTCTTACCTTTGTTACTAAGTTCTTTGCCACATCTTGCTTTGTTGCAATAACCAATACGTTAAAATCGGAATTGAATATCATTTTCCAAAGTGCATATCCAGCCGATAGGGTTGAAATACCAGTTTGACGTGATTTTAGAACTATATTAAATCTGTTACTTGCGAATTGTGTTAGAGTCTTTTCCTGAAATGGAAATAGGTGAAATGGTATCTTACCTCTCACGGGATGCTGAATCATACAATACTTCTTCATAAAGTGTATTGGGTCAGTAGCACACTTTTTGTATTCTTCTGCAATAATCTCTTTTAGAGATTTTTTTTGTGTTATACCAGTACTCATACTAATCGTTAAGTGGTCTTACTAAATCGTAATTTTTATCTTTTAATTTATCGTAAGCCTCATTTCTTAGTTTTGTAGCCTGCTCAATCTCACCTTCAAATTTAACAATCTCCAAAAGGATTTCTGCTTTAAGTTCTTCAACATCTCTCTCCATACTCCAAGTTTCAATCTTGCCATCTTCTTGAACTACTTCATATGTTTGTTTAGCATCGTTGTATGCTTGTTTAAATTGAGCCACTACATCGTTACCATATGCAATCATATTAGAAAATATTTTATAATCTTCATAGGCTTCCCACAATCCATCATATTTTATTTCAGCTTCTCTTAATGTAAGACAATGTAAACAATATCCAGTTTTAGATATTAACTTTTTATCAACTCTACCTATTTTGATTGTTTTACACTTATCCGATTTACAAGTGTTTAACTTATCTAAGTAAGCTCTTGTTTCGGCCATTATATCACCCAATTCTGATGTTTGTACTTTACCTGCTTCTAATTGCTCCCAAGACTTACCATCTTCATCAGTCCATTTTTCACCAACTTTACGTTTTATAATTTCTTTATCTGCTCCAGAAAATGAAATAAATGATTCTTTTTCATATTCAGCACCATGCATTACCATATCTACCAACTTTCTACGCGTTGGGTGCATAAACTTTTTATTGAATTCCTTTGCCATATTACTTACGATATATTTGTATATATAAGTATATCAAAATTCAGAAAACGATTATTTATCGAAAAATATTCCTAAAATTTGATTTAGGGGTGCGAATGCACCTGTTAATTTGTAAGTGTTACCACCATAGACAAATACAATACCTTCATTTGGTACAATTTTTTCAAATCCACCAAGTGCATTTAAGCGAGATAATTCTAATTTTAATTTTTCAATTTTCTTAGGGTCTCCACTTGCTTTTACTTGAGATATAGTTGATTGTAAACGAGCTACCATTTGTCTTTTAGCACTATCAGGGTTTGCTGTAAGAACCGAGTCCATAAAAGATAATACATCCGCACCAACTCCTAGAAATATCTCCTCAAATCTCATTAGGTTTTGCTTTCCTATTTTTTGTTGGTCCTGCTTATCAGTTTGGTCAGCCCAAGCTCTTATCTTGTCATCAGTTATTGTTGCTATACGGAAACTCTTGTCACCAAAAGCCCATCTCTTAACTAATCCTATTTTTTGTTGATAATCTAATTTTTTAGCTTTCTTTTCTACAAAGTCAGTCCACCAAGCTTGGTGATAATCGGCAACACCATCCGAATCATGTAATCCAAATTCAGATTGTAATTTAGAAATCATTCCTAAATACTTTCCTTGTAATTTAGAAAGATGTTCTGATTTTGGAAGTTTATTAATTGGAGGGCCCTGTATTGTGTACTTAGATTGAACATGTGCATTTACTTGCTTAATCATTCCACCCAATATAGATGCCGCTTGTTGGTTCTCACCTACAATAGTACCATCCATATCATAATCAAATGTACCATGAAATACTAATAGGGGTTGATTGTAAGGGATTACATTTACAGAGGTTGGATATATCACTTCTAAGTTCATAAACGAACTACCATCCTTAAAAATCTTCTTACGTTGAGGTTCGGATAGGGCTGCTATTGCTTTAGATAAATCCTGCATAGCGAAGTTGTAAGCATCGGTTAATCCACCTCTGCCAGCAAACTTATCTGCCACTTG